CCCAAATATTCTTCACGAACACGTTTGATGTATGTGTGTTGCATTTCAATATACCAAGCAGACTTATCTCCGACATCGAGGACTCCGGTTTGTGTATTTTCATAATTAGCGTTGAGCATAACAGTGAAAATAGTAACCTTACGTCTCTCAAGGTCTTTGAGACAAGCTGAATCGACGAAGATATCTCCGTTAAAGAGTCTAAACAAGTCAAGTTTCGTGCTTACCTTTTTCTTAAAGTCTATGACTATAAGATCATGGTGGCACTCACCGTCTTGAGTATACTCTATGACAGAGACATCTGTTGCTTTGATATTGAGAATTTTGTCAAAAACATTGTACAGGTTGAAATGAGCTGATCTCCACTCAGATTCAGACATCGCAATTAAGTGACGATTTACCACGAAGAGTCCCTCCTTTAGGAAGAAGCCCCGAAGTAAACCACCAATCATTTGCCCGTCTGAGTCTTGTCGGAAAACAATTTGAATGAGATAGGCATTTGAGCACAAAATTTTTTGCACAGCGAATGATCCGGCGCACGCCAACTCGAGATGAGCTGAGTTGAAGAATGCGGCTGGATCTCTGATTATTTCCTTTTGTGTCATGTTTGAATGAATTTGTCGCGGAACGAGGGGAGAGGAGGGTGGTTTGAGCGGAGGCTTTTTCTTTCCTTTTGCGTCACCACCGTTGTATCCCTCCTCTACGGGCGTTGTTGTTGTTTGAGATTCAGAGTTGTCAGGGTTTGATTGCGTTTTGTTTTCTTTTGGGACAATAACCTTTTTGGTGCGAGGTTTCGATGTGAGTCGATAGACACCGTAAAGGCCAAGTCCGATGCTAAGGGCGGAAACCAGAAGGGTAACCGATCGCATGGACTTATTGTCTTTGGGCCAGAGTTTATTTCGAATTTTCTTGAACAAATTGAGCGTTGTAATATTTAAAATGAGAACTGTGAGCCACCAGGGCATCCTATTGTCCTGTCGGTCCTGTTGAATCTGAATTTCTTCTAGAGTTCCATCATCAATTGTGTTACCATTATTAAGAAAGCGCACTTTCATATGCGTTTCAAGGCGACACTTTGATGGGGAATCTTTTGGAAACACAGAATCAGAGGGACAGGATTTAGGAAGAACTGGGGTTGTTTGAGATTCTTCTTCTGCAGAGAGGTTACTCTCCTCAGAATATGAGATTTGAGATTGTTCGTCGAGATGATTTGGAGCATAATATGGAGAGTGGGGCTTGTAGTTGGGATCAACGTTACGAGCTCCTTGGGCCAATTTATTATATTTGTTTGTTCGAGAAAATGTTGAAGCGTTCCGAGAGGGTTTACCTCTGCGAGAGTGAGGACGAGAATGAGGAGGATAAAAATAATTTTCCGGTTTAGCGTCCGAATCAGAAGGATCCGGCACATAAGGCGTTCCTGGGGCTTCCGGCGGCGTTTGCTTCACCTCGGAATCCATATATTTTTCCACAGTTTTGAGAGCGTCTTTTGAACGTGAGATTGCATAATTTTTAAACTGACCAACATCATTTCGATGCTGCCGATCAACCAAGATGAGTTTATGAATGATTTGTTGCACAAATTCCTCATAGGAATAAGTAATTTTGCGCACTTCATCGCGAAATTCGTAGATGTGAGTGTTCATTTTTAAAGGATCAAGAATGTCTGTATTTACGACGCTGAGTTTACCGTCTGGAGTTGATATTTCAGTAGTGAATTCGGG